AGTAGCTGCGCTGGTACTTGGTCGTGGTCTTTCCCGAGACAGTGTCATTGACCACTTGGACAAATCCCGCACCGTTGGACTGAAGGTCAATGGCAAAGTTCACCGAAGTTCCGGTGAGGTCCCCAGTTGAAGGGTTTTGGTAGGAAAGAACAGGAATGCTGACCTTGACGCGAACGGCATCCACATCCGAATCGCTGATTGTGCGAACCACAGCCTGCGAGTACTTGGCCTCGACCCCGACCGAGATTTCGTTCTCAACAGATGAAAACCCCGGCACATAGCTTTGTTGTTGCGTGCCGTTTCTAGTTTCAAGCGTGACGCCCGTGAAGTTATAACTACCATCAGCGTTAAGGATGGGTGTTTCATCCAGATAGACCGAGGCTAACCCATTGGGTAAACCTTCTATCTCACCTTCACACACGAGATCCACCACTCGTGCATAGGCTTTGGAGCGCAAGCTGTCGGGAGACTCTTGCGCCACACGGGAGCTCGAGCCTCCGCTCTTGCCACCACCACCGCCTGCGCCAACGATCAGCTTTGAATCAACCGTAGAGTTCGAATCTGCACTCATATCGCAATCTCATCCACATCAATGCCTGCACTGATTACGGCTGACCCAACAATCAATCGACCGTAGCCCACGGGTACAGGCTGTCCTTGCGCCGTGGTGTTAACTGCACCGTTGAAGGTGTAGCTCGGCTGGTTCTGAGGTTTTTCTGATGGATCAGAGCTGCTCGGTGCGGGCGAGATCATCTGTGCCACGCCACCCAAAATCATGGAAGTGCCAACCGAATACAAGGTAGCTTGTGACAAGAACGCTCCCGCTGCGGCCCACCCCATCGGGTTCCACCACGACACAGCAATCAGCGCCGCACCGAGCAGCACTTGCCCCAGTCCATTTCCACCAGCACCTGTGATGACAGGAGAAATGACGATTTTCTGCGCGCCTGTTGGTTCATGCAGTTGCTCCAAAGCCAAAGAATCTCGGCCACTCAAGACCCGATAGCCCACCCCACGTTCACCTGAGGCAATCAACTCCCGCTCGAAGGCTGGAAAGTTGGCTGACAACGCACGAATAGCCTCTGCCGCCGAATGCACCTCCATCTGGTGACGGCGACCAAACACACGCCCTAACTCACCAAGAAGAATGATCGTGGTCATGTGAGCAGAATCCTGTGCCTCAAAGTGTGTGTTGTGATTTTTTGCCAATAGCCGCCATACACATCGCGGCTGGAGAGTCGTCCCTGCAAGTGATGCAAGATGAGCCCATCACCCAAGTACACAGCGGCATGATTTGGAACGGGTGAGACAACTTGCATCAAGAAGCAGTCGCCAACCTGTAGCGGCTTCGAATCAATGCGCACGAAACCCGACGATTCAAAGTTATCCACATACAAGTTCTCGCCGCGCTTCCACCACTCATCGAATCGGTTGAAGTCAGGCAAGTCGATGCCTCGCTCTTGCGCGAACCAGTCCCGCACGAGCGAATAACAATCAAGCACGCCGTGGGACCACTCGCGACCTACGAGAGGGGCTGCATATCCCTGGGGTTTCAATTCAGCCCACTGGCCGTTGGGATAAGAGATGATGAACCAGGGCAAGCCAGATGCCTCACACGCCACGCGATCAGCCTGGCTGGGTGTTGGCGGCAAGGCTGGATGCGAATGCACCACGGCCACGATCTCGCCCATGGCATCTGCTCGCGCATAGTCTTTGGGATCGATCACAAACTGGTCTGTACCTACGCCTAGATTCGCGCATGGCACATAGACCTCCTTGCCTTTGCACACCACAAGTAAGCCGCAGCACTCTCTTGGGTAAGCTTCTTTTGCATGTTCAAAAGCTGCGGCTTGATTGGCCTCGTTCATCGGATCAGTCCTGCTGCTGGGAATCCTCCAAAAGGTAATTCCGCATTTGTGCCAAAACGCTTCTGACAAGAACTCAGTCGTTTTCCGCAAGCATCTACAACGCTTGAAGTGACTGATTCGTCATTGGCATTGAAAAAGGCATTCCCTGTGTAGCCACACTCCGTACCTCGGTAAGTCCAAGGGCAGACGTTTTGCACAATTTGCCTACGAGGTAGCGACACTCCCTCCAGGTCAAACGAAGCAGCGAGCTCAAACTCAACCACATCGCGTGTCTCTTTGGACTTACGGTCAATGAAGAACACATCATCAGCAAACTGTGCGGTTGGATCCGCCGTTGGATTGCTACCGGAGGCGAAATTCACCGCATCCAGATACTTGGCCAGCGTGCGCTTGCGCGTGACTTGAGCACCAATCAGATCCTGATAGGAAAGGATGAGCGCGGTGATTGTCCCCTTGACGTTGGCTACTCTGAGCTTGGGCCTTGGGCTTTGACCATTGCCATTGAACTCAAATCCTTCCACGATGATGGGGTAAGGCTCATACACATTTCCTTGCCAGACCACTTGCTGCAACAGCTCATTGGTGCCCGCATGAAAACGCACCACGCCCTCATTGAAGAGACTCATATCGAGCTCGAACAACTCAATGACCGAACTGGGTGCGAGTTTTTGGATTTCAGAGGTGATCGATACGACAGTCATGTCTTGTTTTCCTCATACTCACGCTTCATCAATTCAAATCAAACACCTGTCGGAACGTGGCTTTGATGTGCTCGATGTTGGGTTCTTCAATCGTGCGACTCCACTCTTCGCACACAAACTTAGCTGCCAGCCCGCTGGGTGATGTCCAGTTGAAACACTCCACTGCCCCTCGGGCCTTTAAGAAGGCGTCAATGGCAGCAGCGTCAGTGGTGGTCTTGCCATGAAACTCAACACTCCAGACCTCAGGCTTGGTGTTAAGTCCAAACGCCATGCGTTGCTCATAGCCATCCCCAAAGGACACCTTGTGCACGCTGGGTTTGACTGAGAGCGCGGCACCCACGGATGGAATCCATGTGAACGTCGCCATTTGCTATTCCTTAAGGTTTGAGCTGCCATCAATTCAGCTTGCGAGGATCAAGCAATCCACCTGCACGTTTTTGGTTGAGCAACTCTTGTCGCACAGCACTTGAGATCGCTTTACCAAGGTCTTTACCCTGACTGCCCGTCACACTCGTGCCCGCTTCGGACACACTCACCGAGATGTTGAACACATCACCAGATGAGCCACCGCTTTTCATGGTCACGGGAATGGACCTGCCATCAGGCAACGGCACATAAGCCTCAGGGTTGCTACCCTCACCGAACACCGCAAGTTGGGGCGAGCTGGCCACACCCCCACTGGCATAGGCTCTGAGTGGCAAAGGACCGCCTGAGGTCATGATTCCGCCATTGGCAAAACCAAAGAAGCTCCCCATCGCATTGGCCATGGGCAAGGTAATGGCTCTTTGTATTTGAATCTTGATCAAATCAGAAATGATGGAAGTCGCCAGTGACCGAAAATCTAGCTTGCCCGTCATCACAAAGTTGGTAAGCGCATCCGTCATGCCACTAAATGCCTTAGTGGTCACTGCTTCGATTTGCTTGCCTACTTGTTCGGTCTCCTCCCCGAGCGTTCTAAGCGCTTTAGAAAACCCGGCTCCAGGGTCCGAGAGCTCCAGGGCACGCTGCCCCAACAACTTTGCCCCATCTGCTGCTTGACGGGCCGCTTCTTCAATCCGACGAAACGATTCAGCAAGTTTGTCGTTACCAGGCGCAGCTTCGACCATCTCTCTGGCCTTGGCTGCGAGTTCAGCCAACTCACCGGCGCTTGACTTACGCGCATCAGAGAGACGCTTCAAAGATTCAATCTCGCTGATCGCACCTGAATCCTTGAGCGTTTTGATTTGCTCTTCGGTTGCCCTCAACTGCCCTTGCGCACGTGCCACTTGCTCGGTGATGTCCTTCAAGGACTCACCAGGCAACTTGATCTCACGCTCAAGGTTAGATTGCTGCGCATCACGCTCGAGCTTTTGGCGCTTTAAGGTCACCTCATTGAGCTTGTCTTGCAGCTTGATCTTGTCCTGTGCAGTCTTGGCTACCGTGACCAGACCTTTTTGCAGGATGGATTCCTCTTGACCGTAAAGAGATCCAAGCTTATCGGTAAAGTCCTGCTGTGCACTCAAGCGTGCATCGCTGGCCTGCTTGAAACTCAGGTAGCCCTGACTCTCATAGAGATCAATGATCTTTTGGCGATCTTTGAGCAGTCCCGACTCCACATCGGTCATGGCCTGCAATTGCTTGATCTCGCTCTCGATCTTGAACATCGCCGTGGCTGTCGTGGCGTTGCCAGCTGAGCTGTAGTTCAGTTTGGACTTACCGCTGTGCGCAGCTTCCTCTTCACCCTTGTTGATCTCTTCAAAGCGCTGTTTGACG